GGATCATTATTAGCCAAACAAGGAGTTTCTTGGATTGTTAAAAAAATAAATAAATCTTTAGGTATTAAAGATTTAGGAAGAGATTTAGAATCTCCGGTAGAAATTAAAGCCTATGATATCGTTGATACAGAGACGGATAATTTAGATAAATCAAAATTAATCAAAGAACAATAAAACATATTTTTATTTTACCACTATAAAGTCAAAATATAGTATAAATACATGACTTCTTCACTTGAAAAAGTATTTTTCAACTACATATTAAATAATAGAAAATTTTTTGAATTAATAAGACCCTATTTTTTTAGAAACTCTGAAATACAATTTGTTTATGGTATTATCAGAGAATATATGTTAAAAATCCCAGATGCTAAGGCACCAAGTCCAAAACAAATTTTAGATATGGTTAGTTTAGAGGATAGAGAGGGTGTTATAACTAAAGATATTTTAAAATCCATTCTACAAGTTAATCTATCTGAATATGATGAGAAAAATTTTATTGAGCCTAAGTTTAATGCTTGGGTCTTAACTAATCGTTTAAAAACTGGAACGGTAGATATAATAGATGAAACAAGAAATTTCGACTCTATTTCAGATTTTGAAAAGGCTATTGAGGCTGCTCAAAGAATTAAAAATATAGTTGATGAAATGTCATCGACTAATTTTGTAGATGATGATGATATGGGATCTGATTTTGATGATCCCGAAAATCACCTTCAAGATACTTCTAAATTTAAGATAAAATCTGGATTTGAAACAATAGATCATATGCTTGGTGGTGGTTGGGATATACAAACTTTGAATTGTATTATGGCCGAAACTAACAATGGTAAATCTCTTTGGATGCAAAACTTTGCTGTTAAATCAGCTGATTTGGGTTCAAATGTCCTCTATATAACCTTAGAGATGTCTGAGCGAAAAGTCATGAAGAGATTAGGAGCTATGCGTCTGAAAATTCCAATTAACGATTATGATAAACAAAGTAAAGATACTGAGTTTATTAAAAAGAGAATTGCTAATATGGGATCTCTTAAAGAAGGTGGTGATCTTTTTCAAAAATCAGTCGGTAAAATATTTACTAAGTTTTGGGCGGCCGGTACTGCTACTATTGTTGATTTTGATAACTATATACAAAAATTACAACAGAGAAGAGATATTAAAATAGACCTAATCATAGTAGATTATATAACATTGGTTGCTTCACCAAAAGGTTCTAATGATTCTTTATATACTAAAGGAAAGTATTTAGCAGAAGGATTAAGAGCTTTAGGTGCCAAATATAAATGTCCAGTTATAACAGGAGTTCAGGTAGCTAAGGATGCTTGGAATTCAAGTGATATTACATTAGAAAGTGTTCCTGAGAGTAAGGCGATAGCAGAAACTTGTGACACCTTCTTTGCTATAATAAGAACAGAAGAAATGAAGCGTTTGAATATGTTCAGATTCAAACTTTTAAAACAGCGAGATGGTGATTTTCTTAAAAGTCAAATTAAACTGACATTAAATTCAACATTTCTAACATTAGAAAATGATCAGTTCATAGATTCTTAAAAAATAATAATTATAAATGTCAAGTAAAAAAGAAATTGATGAATCAGAAGATGATTTTTTAGAAAATAACTCTGAATACACAGAGAATAATGAAGATGATGAAATAGAAGATATTCCAATTATCACTACTGATGATGATACGATAGATATTGTTATTGAAGTATCAGATGATGAGGAATTTGATTTAGAAGATGATGTTTCTGAGAATACTGATTCAATTGATGAGGTTGTGCTTTCAAAACATAAAATTGAAGGTAAACACTCACTAAAATATGATTCTATTTTTAAAGGAAAGAAAGAGGATACTGCAGATGAAGAGGATAGTAGTTCTTATTATCACAATGATAAATTTGAGGTAGATAGAGGTAGTATTTTATATACTGAATCTTATGATAATGAATCATATCTTCGACAAAAAAGGGTTAAAGAACGAGTATATGAAGTTCTTTCAACAAAAACTGCTCTTAATTTTTTAAATAATCGTAGAAAGCCTTCTAGAGTTGATTTTAATAATTATTATTTATTATTAACTATTGAGTTAGATTCAGATAAATTTACTAATGTTGAGATATTTAATGAGTTGTCGGTTTATTTTTCTGATAACTTATTTAATATGTTTAAGTTATTGGATAATAAATGGAGAAATTTAATTATTTTGGAATTACAAGACCACATTGGTAAGAACACAAATTCTAAAGAAATTACAAATCGTAATATTTATCTTGGAACAGAGTTAGAATTTGAACATCATGATATTTTAGAAGAATCTAAATTATTTACCGGAGTTGTTGTGGAAACTGACTACGAAAACTCTACATTCAAAATTGATTCTTATGAAAATGTTTATGAAATACACATTTCATTCATAACCAAGATATTAAATAATACTAAATTTAAACATAATTTAAATAAATTGGACAACATTGATTTTCTTTAAAAAAACCAAATTAATTGAAAATTGATCCAAATTGTCTTCAATATATAAAAACTCAGATAAAAAATAATTAATGTATGGTGGAAACTATTATAAAAGAACTTAAAAAAATTAAAACAAATAACTCTAATGTTACTAAACGAGATGGTAAAACAGAAGAATTCAATGCTGAAAAAATAAATAAAATTTTACTTTGGGCAACAAATGGATTAAGTGGTGTATCAGCTTCTGATGTTGCTATGAATGCTCATATTCAATTTTATCCTGGAATTAAAACCGTTGAAATACACAAGGTTTTGATTCAATCAGCTGTTGACTTAATCTCGGAAAAAAATCCTAACTATCAATATGTTGCATCTAATCTTTTAAACTATCTTCTTCGTAAAGAAGTATTTGAGACTAAGATAGAAATGCCGGTACTACTTGAAGTTATCAAAAAAAATATTAAACTAGATTTATATGATAAACTCATTTTAGATAACTACACCGAATCCGAGTTAGAAAAGGCAAATTCCTATATTAAACATGATAGAGACTATCAACTAACTTATGCTGGGTTACAGCAACTGATTGATAAGTATTTAGTTAAAGATAGAAGTACGGGTAAATCATATGAAACTCCACAATTTTGTTTTATGATGATCTCTTTGACCGTGTTCGCATCATATGATAAAGAAACAAGATTAGACTATGTTAAAGAATTATATGATTTAATTTCTGAACATAAGATTTCTCTACCAACTCCAATTATGGCAGGTATTAGAACACCAAATCGTCAATTTTCAAGTTGTACTTTAATTGAAATTGGTGATTCGCTTGATTCTATATTTTATGGTAACGTTGCGATTGGGCAATATGTAGCTAAAAGGGCTGGTATTGGAATCAATGCTGGTGGTATTAGAGCTCTTGGTTCTAAAGTTAGAAATGGTGAAGTAGTTCACACAGGTGTTATTCCATTTTTTAAAATGTTCCAATCTACTTTACATTCTTGTTCTCAAGGTGGTATTAGAAAAGGTTCAGCAACTCTTTATTTTCCTTGGTGGCATAAAGAAATTGAGGATGTATTAGTTTTAAAAAACAACAAAGGAACTGATGATAACCGTGTAAGACATATGGATTATGGTATTCAATTTGAGAAGTTATTTTATTCAAGATTTGTTTCTAATGGAGATATTTCACTTTTCTCACCTTCTGATGTTCCTGGTTTATATGATGTTTTTGGTCTTCCAGAATTTGAAGAAATGTATCTTAAATATGAATCTGATAAGAAAATTCCAAGAAAGATAATTAAAGCTCGTGATTTAATGAATGCCTTTGCACAAGAAAGGATTGGAACGGGTAGAATGTATATTATGAATATTGATAATGCTAATAATAATTCTCCTTTTACTCAACGTTTAAAGATGTCAAATTTGTGTGTTGAGATTATTTTACCAACATCACCTATTCAAAATATTTATGATGTAGATGATAAGAAAGAAACTGAAGATAGTTCAGATGGTGAGATTGCTCTTTGTACTTTAGCAGCTTTTAACTTAGGTAATATTAAATCTTGGAATGAGCTTTATAAAGTAGCTGAATATATTGTTAGAATTCTTGAATATGTTATTGAGAATCAAGATTATCCGATTAATGCGGCTAAGAAAATGTTAAAGCGTAGAAGTGTTGGTGTTGGTGTGACTAATTTTGCTTATTGGTTAGCTAAACAAGGTATAAAATACTCTGATAAAGAGGCTTTATTTTATGTTGATGAGTTATTTGAACATATTCAATATTCACTTTTAAAAGCCTCTAACAAATTAGCTCAAGAGTTTGGAAAATGTGAATGGTTTGATGAAACAACATATTCAAAAGGTATTTTACCAATTGATAGATATAATAAGAATGTTGATGAGTTAGTTAAAAGAGATAATTCTTGTGATTGGGAATCTTTAAGAAAAGATATTGAACAATTTGGATTAAGAAACTCAGTTCTAACGGCTCTTATGCCAGCTGAATCATCAGCAGTAGTTCAAAATGCTACTAATGGTATTGAACCAATTCGTTCACTTGTTATTACTAAGAAATCTAAATCAGGTTTGGTTAAACAAGTAGCACCAGAATGTATTAAATTAAAAAATAAGTATGAATTAGCATTTGAAATGCCGGATAATCGTGGATATACGAATATTTGTGCCGTGATTCAAAAATGGATTGACCAATCAATCTCAGCTAATCATTATTATCAATATTCATCTGATGGTATTTCAATTGGTGGTGTAATTAAAGATATTCTTTACTCTTACAAGTATGGTTTAAAAACTTTATATTATGCTAACACTGATGATAAAAAATCTGATGATTTGGATGCAATGGGTCAGGAGGGTTGTGAATCTGGAGCTTGTTCAATTTAAAAACTATAAAATAATATGAATTGGACTCAAACCACCAACCCTACTAGAATCACTTTTACGATACCGGTAGGAGATTTATCTTCAAAAGAATTACGAGATTTCATGCGGAATATGATGCAACCAAAAGATATAAGAATTTATAAAATTGGTAAGATTTTAGAACGGATACAACAACCTAAATAGAAAAAATTATATAATAAAGACATTAAAATAAAATTATGAAACATATACTTAACCTAGATTCAAATCAGGATTTTACAAAATTACCTCTCTTCTTTGGTGGTGATGGACTTTCTATACAACGATATGATAAATTTCGTTACGATAAAATATTTAATATGTTTAAGCAACATATTTCTTACTTCTGGAGACCAGAGGAAGTTAATTTATCTAAAGATAAAGGAGACTTTCAATCATTAACTGAACATGAAAAATTCATTTTCACTAAAAATTTAGGATATCAAATATTACTTGATTCGGTTCAGAGTAGAGGAATTTCTAATTTGTTAGAATATTGTTCTAATCAAGAAGTTGAGTTGTTTGCTAAAACTTGGGAATTTTTTGAGACTCTTCACTCATATTCATATACTTATATTATAAAAAATATCTATTCAAATCCTAGTGAGGTTTTTGATTCAATAATGAAAGATGAGGAAATTTTAAAAAGAGCATCATCAGTTACTTATTATTATGATGAGTTAATTAACTCTATTCCAGATGAAACAGAATATGATAAAAAGAAAAAACTTTATTTAACTCTTGTATCTATTAATATTCTTGAAGGTATTAGATTTTATGTAAGTTTTGCTTGTTCTTATTGTTTTGCTCAGAACAAGAAGATGGAAGGAAATGCTAAGATTATTTCCTTAATCAATCGTGATGAAAATCTTCATATGGGTTTCACTTCTTTTATTCTAAAACAATTTAAAGAAGAATGGGAAGAAGG